GCTTGCATTTCTTCTGTTTCATCTTCGCTATATTTCATAATTTTTGTAGAAATATCAAAGTCAGACATAATCATAGAGCCTTTTAAGCTATTAGCATTAGAAATACGTGCTGTAACTATTTCTTGACGTGTTAATTCACGCCAATCAGAAGGTGGAGTCATTTTTATTTTCAAATCTTTATAATCATCTTCTGGAACACCAAGAAGTTGTAAGTGTCTTTCTGCTAATTGCATAAATCCAGCAGCAACGTGAGCTTGTAATCTTTCAATAATTCTTGCAAACTTTACATCTTGAGCAGACAAACTAATTCTTGTAGTTTGCACATCTTCATTAGAAAAATAACTTTTGGGGAATTTTAATGCTGTAAAAAGCTTGTTTCTAAAATATAAAGCGTCGTCAATTTCCCCAAGATTCTGAGCACCTGGCAACGTATCTATTTTTGTATTTGACTGAGGACGAGTTGGCAACCAGTAATCTTCATCCTGAGAAGGTGGATGCCATCTTTCATCAACTGCCGAAGCTCCTGTTTTTCCTCCACTTTGATTTGAAGTAATTTTTCTTTTTCTAAATTGGGATTTAATACGATCAACAAATGCTTCTGCTCTAGCTGGAGATAAAGTGCCTACGTCAATGTAAAACACCCGTCTCTCAGGCGCGCGTGTTAGCCTGTATACCACCATTGCATCTTCCATAAGGCGAAGTTGATGTGCTGGTCCTCTTGCTGCTTCAACTAAGCTTACACCATACGGATAGAATGTTTTTCTTTCATCACCAACTCTCCAATGTATAATTTGTTCTGCTGTAAATCTAATTGCAGTTGTTTGCATTATTTCAGATTCTGTAGCTTGTGTAACTGGGGCACGAGTTAAGCTTTGATAATCTGGTCCTTCATTAGACTGTTGAAATTCTATTAATTTACCTTTAGTGGTTTCAATTCGGTACATAGATTCACAGGGAAGATCCGTCATACCAATAATGCCATCTTTAGGATTTTCTGGGTTCATAAGCAATTCAGAAAAATGATCTCCAAATATGAATAATTTTTTAACTAAATTCCATCCAACAGTAGGATCATCTAAATTTAACATTCTACGATGAAAAAACAACCATTCTAATTCTTCTTTAACGAATTCATTATCAATAACGACATCAAAAATATGTCCATTTTCACCAATTTGACAAGCTTCATCAGCATAGATTTCCATAGCCATTTCAATTTCAGGCACATTTCTCAAGCGTTCATATTCTTTATATCTTGAAGAACGATTAGTGATAGTAGAAAGGTCAATAAAATCTTTACTATCTCTTAGCCTAACCGATCCCCTTCCGCCACCAGTCATACTTCCATCTTGTCCTGGTTGTGGCATAGCATCAGGAAGGGTAACACCAGCACCAGTAATATCTCTTTTTGCCCTTTTTTCTAGTGGGTCAAGTTCAAAAGAATAATTCCAAATTTTATATAAAGAATCCCAAACTGCCATATTCATTCCTATATTTTACAGAATATTTTTGCCATACTAATATAGTTAGTGGTTAAAAGGTAATAATTTTTTTAAAATATGAACAGAATAGTTCTTATTACTAGTCATCTAGCATCTGGTTCTTCTGAATTAATTAAGATTCTGAATAAAAACGAAAGAATTCAGGTATCAGAATCTAATATAATTTACGAAGGAATAAGCGATCTTGAATCCTTAAAATCTAACAAGCACAAATTAAACAATTCTGCTGCGATTTTTGGAGATCACATTCTTTTTAATATTAATTTTTCAAACAAATCTCTTTATTCTTGTTTGAAGTTTATTTATTGTATTCGATCTGGAACGGATACAATGAACGAATTAATATCTAAATATCATTACACACCAGAAACGGGCTTTAATTATTATTGTTTTAGATTACGTCGTTTGTATGAAATGGCACATCAAACTCCTGGTGCTGTTTTTCTTACTTGGAACAATTTAGCGGATGGAAAGGGATTAGATTTAATTGATCAATATTTAGAATTAAAAGAACCCTTGCTATCAGAGCCAGATTTATTTATAAAGAACAAAGATGATGATGTTCCTTATATTATTAGGCAGCAAGCAGAAGATTATTACGAGCAATATTTTTATTTATTTAATCAATTAAATTTGAAATTAATTAGAAATTAGCACTACAGATTCTACGCAGAAATTCATATGTTTTTCTACAGACAAGGTGTATACATCAACTTCTTTCCATGCTTCAACGCCAATAATTCTTCTATAATCTGTTTCTTTTCCAAGTTGGTTTAATTCTTTTATAGAATATCCTGCTCGTTTTATTTTACTTTTTAATGTAATGACATCCATTTCTAGAATTCTACACAATTCTTTAATTGGCAAATTTTCTGATACTATTTTATTAATAAAATATTGTTTTTTATCTTCATCTTTTATTGTATTAGTTCGCCATTCATCAATAAATTGTCGTTCATTTTTCCATCCATGAGTATGTGTATAAATTCTTGGAAATTGTTTTGTTTTTAAACTTGCATTAAAATGAATATTTGGTTTTAATTTATTAAAAGCCAATAAATGATCTCCAAAATCAAGGTTTTTTATTTCATTCCATTCATTAGTTCTTAACAACACTTTATGATCTGGATTGGTTACAAAAGAAGATCCATCGTCTAATTTAACTCTAATTGTTTTTTCTATTTTAATTTTTTTAATATCATAAGCCCAACTTAGAGTGAAATCATTTTTAGAAAAATCCCAACAATAAACTAAAAATCGCTCATTTGGTTTATTTTCATAAAACCAATTTATTTTTTGTAATCCAAAATAAGGAGTAGATAAAGTAACATAACCTGCGACACTCATATTTTTTTCCTAGTTAAAGCATAAAATACTAAAATTATAAATAATGGTATTCCTATAATCAAGACAATTAAATCAATCATATCATCCTTTGGTTAATTTAATTTCGGTTTTTTCTCCATTAAAAGAATTAAAGGTTAGTTTATCTGATTCGATTATTTCTCCATCAAAAATTCCATTTCCAATAATTCTTTTTCCTTTTCCTTTTTTAACATAAGCAAGAGTAACATGTGGAATATATTTTGGATGGGAATCACAATGTGGCAATGATTTTAATAATTTATGTAATTTATGTAAATTAGGACTATTTACATCAATTTTAATTACATCATATTCTCCATTATCGATAAACGCACTAATTTTACCTAATTTTAATTTTACTGATTTTTGATCTTTTAAAACTTCTTTAACTTTATCTGGTTTTTTATCTCTAAGTCCGTATAGAGCCGTTACATGAATTTCATTTTCTCTACCTTTATCGTTATTATACAAAAACGAATTAGGAATATGTTCACGACCCCAGGCTATTATTTCATCAGCCAATTTTTTAGGCAGATTTATTTGAGTTGATGAAAAATCGTGATCATTATTTTCTTTTTCATCCAAAAATTTGTTCCACGTTTTCATCATCTTTTTTCTTCTTTCTATTTAAAATTTCTTCTAATTTATTTTTTTCTTGTTCAATCATACAATCAAGTCCAACCATCACTTTTTTAGCATTAGTTGTATTATTTATAGTTTGAAAATCATATTGTTCATTGATTTTTTTAGCAACTGGAACTATTTCTTGAGTTTCGGATTGATTTAAAAGAGTTATTGCTTTTTTTAGACAATATTTTACACCATTTGCATCATTTGTGGGCAATTTTCTTATTGCTTGTTCGATATAAAACTTAATTTCTTTGTTTTTCATATTTTATTTATACCAGATAAATTATTTAAAATCAAACCTACCACGAAAATTCTTTTAAGATCCAACTATTTCGTCTACTATCTTCGTAGACCAATCCTGCTCCTCCGCCATCATTGCTATCATCGAAGTCCATAAAGGGCATCAACAATTCGTCTTCACCTCCAAACAAATCTTCTGGTGAGCCTCTGAGAATTTCTTGTCTAATTTCTTCATACACATCAGATTTAAAAACTTTTGTTGTTTCTTCTGGCACTCCCATCCCAACAGGCAGGTCATGAATTAATGCATCTCTCGTCATAAGAGCCGAGCACATTGATAAAATTGCATCATCATGTTTTCCTTTTAAAGCTTCTGCCCGTTTATGTTGTCGATGATAAATAAATGTTTTTAATTCATGAACCAAACGTATACTATTTATGGTTAAAGTTCCAGCCAACAATCTATTTTGTATAGATTCTAAATAAACATTTCTATTATTTTGACCTATTTTAACTCCAGATTTATCAGAATTATTTCCTGCAAAATAAAGATTATCATATCCTAATCCAAGTTGTAAAGCACTAGCTACAGCACTTCCAACTCCATTTGTTTCAATAATAACCAAAGCGGTATTATAATATCTTCCTATTTGTTCTAAGACTTGTGCATAATTATTAGGAGTTATACTATTGCTATAAAATTCTGCTACTTGTTCTAAAGTTTCCATATCAAGAACTTGAAAAGCACTATTATCACCTCCATCGCTAATACCTTCAGCACAATCCGCTCCTATTATATATTCATGTCCATCATAAGGTTCTTTCCAAATCCACAATGCTCCTTTTTCCCAATCATGTTGCATTTCATTTCTATTACACCATTTAGGCATTAAAATACGCAAAGGCATTTTATATCTAGTTTGATCAATTAATTCAGTAATAATATGTGCTGGAATATAAGTCTCACCAGACCCAAGGAAATTTCTTAAAATTTCTTGTTGCCAGCGTCGTTCTCCAAGATTAGCACGCATTTCAGCAGCCCATTTTGGATCACAATAATCAGGATGTTCCCAGTAATCAATTTGAATTACATTAAATGGGTTTTGATTAGCTTCGGCTAAATGATAAGTTTCTTCATACCAATTTCCAAGTCCATTAACTGTAGAAATAATAACACATGCACCGCCAGTAGAAATAACTGGGAAAATAGCAGCCCAGTGAGTTTCCATATTATCAATAAACGCAGCTTCATCTACAATAATGACTGTACAAGCTTTACCACGAGCCGCTTCTGGAGTATAAAAATTTAATTGAGAACCAGTTTCTTTAAATATTTTTTCATGTTTGCTTGACGCATCCATTATTGGTTTTAACCAAGCAGGAAGATTTTCTAAAGCTCTACGACTAATTTCACCAGCATCAATAGCTTCACGGTCAGTTTTAGATACTAATAGAATTTTTTGATCTGTTTTAAACATACAACGCCATAATGCCCACAAAACAGCAGTTGTAGTCAATCCCCCCTGACGAAATTTAGAAAGAATGTTAAATCTTTTCTTTTTATTTTCATATTGTTTTATTACAGTTCTTTGATATCCATATAAAATGCATGGAATCAGCCCATCCATTGGGTGAAATATTTTAACATATTTGTGACAAAAATAAGAAAAACTTCTGACACATTTTTCAAATTCTATTTCTTGTCTTGCTCGATCATATTTTTCTTTACTGTCGTCAGTTTCAGTAATATCAATTTCTAATTCATATTTATCAAAATTATAGAATTGACTATATATTTTCCATTCTGGTGATTGTACTATATCTTTTACCTTCTTATGTTGATAATAAAAAGAAGGTTTATTTTGTGAAATAAATTTTAAATCAGGACATATAACATGTTCTGGGATGTTTAATGCATTTGAATCCATAATAATATATATAGTCTAAATTTTTAAATTGACTTGACATATGGTTTTCATTTTGATATACTATGAACATCTTAATACTTAAATAAAGGAAAAATCATGAAAGAAAAGAAAGATTACAAAATCGTTCGTTCGTTACCTGTTGCTCGTTTTTATTACAGTGGAAGTCATACGCACCCAGTTCGTAGGACTGTGCTAATAATTGAAGTAAACTCTCGTGTAATAACAGGATTTGAATTACGAGATGGTTCAGAAATTAGAAATTTCAAAACAGCACCAGTTAAGTCGTATTGTAAAAATAAAATTGCTAAAATCAAGCAATGTGGTCGTAGGCTTAGAAATCGTGTTGATGTTAATTTGCTCAATAAAACCACTCTTAAGAGGGCTTCGTTAATCGATCTTGTCAAGCGTGGTGTCTAATGTGGTTCTTTCTGTTTGAGACTTCTGGAGTGCTATTAGCATTTCAGAAGTCTTTTTTTTATAAAATACTTATTTCTTCTAATATATAGTATAATTAATCAGGAGAGAATATGTTTTTTCAAAATCCATTTTCAGAAGAATTTCGAGGAAGTTTGCCATTTGGTGATCGTCAATATAGTTTAGATTTTATTTGCCCTACCAATACTGGAAGAGAAAAAGTCGGGGTTTGGTCATGGAAAAAAGGTCCATATGATTTTAATAATCCAACAGATTTAACTGGAAGAGATGGAAATTATTTATATTTATCTTTTTCTTTTGATTTTCTACATTGGAATACAATGGGCATTGACATTAATGCTGCTTTAATTGCCCATGATCCAGCTTATAATGTTGCTATAGCTACTGCAACAGACATAGCCGTTGTTTTAAATTTAAATACTAATTTCAACAATTTATTTACAGCCATTATTGGAAAATTTGATGATGGAAGCAATAGGTTGTTAATTAGACAAAATCGTCCAGTAACGCAATTTAAATTTTATATTGTTAATGGATATGCAGAAGAAGCATTTCAATTTAACGAACGTGCGGGATTATCAGAATTACCAGAATATTTTATTCGTCATACTATAGCTAATTCTCTTAATTATGCTGATAGTGTTGGAATGTTAATTCTTTTAACTCCATCAATTTACGCTATATCAGCAACGAAAGCTATTACGGTGGCAAATCCTGCTGTAGTAACTTCGGCTGCACATGGTTTATCTAATACCAATTTAATTGAAATTGTCAAATCTGATTCTAATGCTGTAATTGATGGAACTTCGTTAACTGTAGCAAATGTTACAGCAAATACTTTTACATGCGGTAAAAACGTAGCCGTAACTGCTGGAACTCGTGGTTATTGGGCTACAATGACCAGTATAGGAGTTATTTCAAACGCTAAAGACAAACAAGGCAATCTTCTTAACTATACTTTTTCTAATATAAAGGAAGATTTTGAATTGTTAGCTGGAAGAGTTGGTATTTTTAACTTTAAAAACATTACAATAGACGCTACTGGAGTAGATGCTGGACTTGGGAGACCACTTCAAATTATCGAATATCCTTGTGGAGCAACAGCAGGATTTATAGCTAAAAAGACTAATTACGTATATAGTAGCACAAGTGATGCAACTCCATCTAAATTCATGGAAACACCACATGTGTTAAAAACAATAGATTTAATTGAACCTTTTTAACAGCAGTAAATGAAGTGAATTGAAATTAAATCTAATTAAATCCCCAGCGAGTTTGTAATTTAGCGAGCCAAGTAATTTTTTTTGCTTGGTTCTTTTTTGTTCTTTCTATTAATTTTATTTTTCCACGTTCTTTTAGAATTTGAACGGAAGATTTATATAATCTTTCAATTATCAATTCCCATTCAGGACCAGGAACATAAGATTTCAAATCTCCTGCATGTTCTTTAAAAATTAAATATCCCTTATAATAAACCAATAAATTTTTATCTTTTTCTTTGTAAGTAATTTCAATATGCATTCCGCGACTTAAACCATCAAAATGCCATCCTATTGCTTGTTCATCAAAAATATCAGCTTCTAAATCAGAATTCCACTCCCATCCTTCAGGAATATCATGAGATACAGTATCAGCAGTTGGTATTTGCTTCATTATTTCTTCTGCTGATCCTGGTTGTAAATTAGATGAATCTTTGGGTTGATAATCCCAATCATCTAAAAATGTTTGTGAAAATAATCCCCCTCCTTCGGCATGTGCAATTATTGGTTGTCCCATTGCAGATAAAATATAACCAAGTTTACCATGCAGTCCCATCAAATTCTTTTTTTTGGCTTCAACAGTTCGATATTCTTTAATTCTTAATTCTTTATCTTCCATAAATTAATATATCTTATTTTTTTAAAAAATATTTTTAAAAATAAATATAAAGTTACTAATTATAAGAAATAAGGCAAAATAAACATTAAGGAAAAATATGAAATATCAAATTAACGATCCTTCGACACCCGATTTATTTGTTGACATTGTTCCAACTATATCCAGTCCTAATTTTCCATTTACTATTAAAGGTTGTAATGGAGAAGATCAAGAAGCCATTAATTGCAAAACTTCTTTGGATATTGCTATTAATGATTTAAGTACATTTTTACCTATATTAAAATGGGCTGCTACAAGTAATTTAGAAATTTATCCAAAAGCAGGACGTGATTTTAATGCTTTTTATGATAGAAAGTCTCTTAAGTTCTTTTTTAAAGAAAATCCTATAACTAAACAAATGGTTTGTGCTGCTAATTCATCAGAAGTTGTAACTCATGAACTAGGACATGGAGTGTTAGATGCTTGTCGTCCAGATTTTTGGAACACTCAAGGATTAGAAGTATGGGCAATTCATGAAGGTTATTCAGATATTACTGCTATAAATACAATAATGCATTCAGATTTAGCATTAGAAAAAGCATTAAAAGAAACCAATGGCAATTTAAGATTATCTAATGTTCTTTCTAGATTGGCAGAAGAAATGGGAGATGCAATTTATCACTCTCAAGGAAACAGAGAAGACAACCTTAATGGATTAAGAAACGCTATTAATGATTTTGTTTTTAAAGCACCAGAAGATTTGCCATCATGGGCACCTGATGATCAATTATCAAGTGAATGTCATAGTTTTGGAAGATTAATTACTGGTGTTTGGTATGAAATATTAATAGAAATATATGAAAAAGAAGTAGCTAATGGATTAAGCAAAATGGATGCTTTAAAGAAAGCTCGTGATTTTTCTTTTACTTGTTTTGCTAAAGCCATTTTAACAATTCCAGCCACAGTTAGGTTGCACGAAGCATTAGCAAAAAGCATGTTAGCTATTGATGCGGCAGAAGGAAGCAAGTATCATGATATAATGAATAAGGTATTTGTTAAACGTAAAATATTATCACCTGTAATTAAATCATTAACACAAACGTCTAAAAAAGACATGACAAATCAAATTGAAAAGGGAATAACTACAAAAATTGGACAAACAGAAGTTGTCGTTATAAACGAAATTAGAACTTTAAAACTATCAGATCATATTACAGAACCAAACAATATTAAAGCAATGTTTATTAAAGGTTATGATTTATCAAGTTGCGAAATAGAGGTGGCAGCAGGAAAATATTATGAATTCGATCAATTTGGAAATTTAATTCATGAAATTGTACCAACCGATGAAGAAATTATTAAAGCTGCTCAAATGTGTGTAACATCTATTGAAAGTATTGGTCCGGGACCAGATACTATGTGGGAAGTTACAAATAACAAATTATTAAGAACATTTATTAGTTAAGGAGATAAAAATGAGAAGTACTTTTAATTATGATGATGCAGATTTAGATAATGAAGATGAAGATTATGACGAAGAAGATGATTATGACGAGGACGAAGATGACGAAGATTATGATGACGAAGATGACGAAGATTATGATGACGAAGATGACGAAGACTATGACGACGAAGATGATGAAGATGATGAAGATTATGACGATGAAGATTATGACGATGAAGATGATGAAGACGAGGAAGAGGAAGAAGAAGATGATTTTTAATTTGTAAATTTCACTGAATTTCTTTTCTTTTTTCGTGGTTTGTTATTTGGTGGTAATTGGTCACTATTTGGATCATGAAGATCATTTAAAGCAAATGCTCCAATTTTTGGATTTTCGAGGGGCGGTTCCATTCCACTTCCAACGCCGCCACCTCCCATTCCTACTTCAAATAATTGTAACCATTCTTTAAAACCTATATTCATATAACTATATACTTTATCATGAAAGAAAATTGGAAAGGTTTAATAAAAATACTTGAAATTCAACATTTGGATAAAAACGGCAATATTATTTGGAAAGATAATAATTTAACAAATATTTTACATCATGAAGGCGAATTAGTAATTTTGAGTTCTATGTTTACAGATGGTGTGGTTCCGCCTATTTATTATTTTGGATTAGACCAAAGATATGAACTTTCATTAAATGATAATTTAAGCACAATTTATAATGAACCTAATACTAGTGGGTACGCAAGAGTCGCTGTATCTTCTGTAGGTCAATTTTCACTTATCACTACAAGTGGCGTTTCAACAGCTTATAGCCCAGTAATTAGTTTTGCTGCTGTTGGTGGAAGTTTTTCAGCAAGTAATTTATTCATGGCAACTTCTGCTGATAGTAGCGGACAATTAATTGCAAGTGTTCCTTTAAATAATTTTATTACTGTTCAAAGTGGCGAACAAATTAGTATGAAAATGTCTTTGACGCTAAGAGCACAATGTGACTGTCCACCAGGAATACCACTTACATTGAGTAATGCACCTAATACCAGTGGAACAGTTGTTTTAAATAATGCACCTAACAACACAACATCATTTATAGAAAATAATTTATCTTCTAGTAGAAAATCCATTGTTTCAATTAATAAAAAACAACTTGTTGTAACTAATAATAGACAATCATTTGCAGTAGCTAATAATACAACAACATTTACAGCCCCTTCTACAGCAACATCTGTAACTTGTACAGTTCCAACAACATTAATACCTGGATTATTAAAAATTGTAATTAATGAAGATGCTTTGTATAATGAATGGTATGGAAAAGGACGATGCCAAAGCAATCCAAATGGCGGCACAACAACTAATCGTTATGATACACATTTTATACTAAAAATTATTAAAGTAACTGATCCACCTATAACTTATATAGACCATTATCAAGGTGGTACATGGCGATTCCCAGGAGACAAACAATCACCTGCTGGAAGTCTAGTCACATTTCTCACTCCTCCTTTTACGCACGAGGGAGGAGGAATTGGATATGAATACGAATTACAAGCTCCACCATGGTATTATTTTCCCGCAACTAGTACTGGTGGTGGATTTGCCCCATGTCCAAACGGTATAAATTGGAAAAAACAGTATAATACATTTAATTCCACTCTTGGTTTTGGAGATAATTCTTTTACAATTCTAGCAGGAAATTATTATGCTTATCTTGCAACATGTCAATGGAATACCCAATACAATCCTGTAACTCCATTATATAAAATAACAATACAATCTGGAATTTCATTTACTTTATATCCAAAAACAAGTGATTTAGATCCAACTATGCCATATCCACAAGCTAAATGCACATAGAATCATTTAATGTTTTCATATCTTTAATTTCAACATAATTAAACATATTAACAAAATGTTCTTTATATTGAATTTTTTTATGATATTTAAATCTAAGATAAGAAGCTCCGCCATCTTTAATATCAAGAAGATTTTTAACAGTGGATGGTGGTTGATTTTTATCATACCACGCTTCTCTATTTTCAATTGGAACATTACGCCAAACTTCATTAGATGGATATACTGGTGATTTATAATTAGTTTTAGAAGAAAGAGTAATTAAATAACCATCAACCGTATTATTTACACTATAAGGCTCACCATTGTTTAATAATTTATATTTACAAAAAACTTCTTCTGCTGGATCTGTTGTAAATGTATCACTAGACCAAACAGGCAAACTAACGCCAATAACTTCTATTGGACTTCCATTTATTAGTAAATATTTCTCATCTCTAGTTAAAAAGATTTGGTGTACTATACTAAGTGTTAATATCATAATAATCCAAATTTATTTAAATTGTTTTCTTGTAGTTTGCCACCTTTAGCATGTGGACATATTTTCTTAAACTCACACATGAAACAATGACTGCCAACATTTCCCCATACTTTTTTCGGATCTGCACTTGCTATTGTTTTATAGGTTTTTAACAATTCTTTTTCAGTATTAAGAAGCGTATTATTACTAAATTTAACAGCAATTAGCTTGGATGGTGGATCAAGATAAAATAAAGCTGCTTTAATATTTGATGCGTCTACATTAAATTCTTTTTGCACAACCCTACAATATGATCTTAATTGAAGATCGTTAGTAATTGATTTTTCATTTTTGCGCCACTTTCCTGCTTTTGTAGTTTTATAATCAATTATCCAAAAGCTGTCTTTCTTTTTAATTAATCTATCAATAACACCTGTAAAAAGTCGATGATTTGGTGGATCTAAATCAAATTTAAAGTTATATTCAACTTCTCCATCTACGCCTATTTTATTAACTAAATTTTGTACTGCTTCAAGATGAATTGGTAATTTCTTTTTATATTCTGGGGACAATGGTTCAGCATAGGTTTTATTACCACCATATTCTTGAAGAAAAACTTCACCTTTTAAAACTTGATTTGCAATTTCTTTTAAAGAAATCTTTTTTTTATTTTGGACATACAATTCAGCAATTCTGTGAACAATAGTTCCATAAGAGAAATAAAGAGGAGTTGGTTCATCTGTTTTTGTTTTAAGATGATATTTATATAAATAAGCCTTTTGACATTGTGTAAATAAATTTGCTCTACTTACAGAAAGATGTTCAATATTCATGGGTTGACCTTATTGTGTTTTTATTATATCATAAGATAGAATTTATTGAAACAATAATTTTTAAAAATTTATTATGATTCCTATTTCTCCTTCAAAATTTGTAGCTTGGGCAGAAAATCATTTTGATTCTGTTATAATAACTGGAGATGAAGTAAAATTAAATTCTATATTTACTGACGATAAAAATCATAAATTATGGTGTAATGTAAAAGGCGGGAAAAAAGGACAGCCACCTTGTTTTCAATGTTGGAAAACTGGCAAGAAGGGAAGTCTTATTAGTTTAGTTATGATGGTACAAGGATGTACTTTTCAAGAAGCTCTTTCTGAATTAGGTGGCGAAAATTCAATTATTCGCAATTTAGAATTACAATTTGAAGAATTTTGGGCTAATAAAAATAAAGAAAAACCAAAAAAACAAATAAAAAGAGTAATAGAACAAGATGAAGAAGAAACGGAACCAGAATTTAAATACATATCCCTTCCTCCTCAAACTTATTCCATAACAGATCTTCCCAATAATAATTATTATAGAGTTCAATCAGAAGTCTATTTATTTAATCGTAAAATGCCTTGTGAGGGGCTTTACGTCTGTACGGCTGGAAATTATCGTAATAGAATTATAATCCCCTATTACGACGCTACAGGCAATTTGATTTATTTTAATAGTCGTTATATTGGAACTAACGAATTAGCCTTAAGATACATGGGGCCTGAAAAAACTTGTGGCGTTGGAAAGGAAGACGTACTTTATGTTCCAAAATGGCCAGTTCCTGATAAAAAAATATATCTTACAGAAGGTGAATTTGATGCTCTTTCCATTTATATTTGTGGAAAAGAACGAGATGTAGAAATATACTCTGGTGCTTTTGGCGGCAAGAACCTATCTGAAAAGCAAATAGAAATGATTAGACAATATCAACCAGTATTATGCCTTGATACTGATCCTGGTGGAATAGATTATGGAAAAGAAGGATTAATTAAAATGGGTTTAGATTTAAGGGCAAAAGGATTGAGACCAAGATTTGTTCGTCCACCTAAAGCTTATAAAGATTGGAATAAAATGCTTTGTGAAACTAGTCCTGGAATTGTTTTACATTATTTAAAAGCATATGAAAAACCTCTAAATGATGCAAATTTAATGAAACTACAAGGTTGATTACTAATTTAAAGTATGAAACCATTTCCCACTAAAGAATTAACATATTTTATTGGCAAAGTTTGTAGTGTTTTTACAACTACAAGCAGTAGAGATTTAAAATTAGAAGACATTCGCAATTATCCAGCATCTCTTCATCGCTATTTCTTAGGCGTTGTTGAATCCATAGATGAATATGGTATTTTTTTAACACAAGTCACAAAAGGACTTAAAGTGTTTATTATGAAGGATCAATTAATAGCAATTGCCGAAGAAGAGGTTTTAGACCCAGATAATCCACAAGATTCCGAAGATATTAAGCAATTTATTGAACAAAAGAAAATCATGGACGAATTAGAACAAAATAATAATCAAGAATTAAAAACTCCTTATCTAGATACAGAGGCTATAAAAAAAATTGCTGAAGATTTAAATAAAAATTTTGGTGAACCAAAGCCATAAATAGATTATTGAGGATTATTATATGTGGCTTAATTTTTATGATTATCACTGTCAAAGAGAAAATGAAAAAATTCTAGAAAGAATTTATTCTAAAAATTCAATTGAAAATCAAGATGAATTTGCTGTTTATAAAGAAATGGCAAAAGACCAAACTGTACAAGAAAAAGGTGGCGAATTAAAAGCAACCAAAGTAAGAACTCCTATTCAAATTGATACAGAAGAAATTCTTTATCTTTCTCAATTTATACAATCAGATTGGAGAATAGGACTTTCGTATAAATATAATGATTGGATTGCAAAAGTAGCAATTGCTAAAAAAGAAGGCACAATAAACAAAATGCCAAATTGGATTTTTACACCGCCTACTCCTGCTGAAGGAAGAGTTTATTTTATTTATATTGGTGGAGCACGTCCATTTTATAAATTAGACGCCGAACCCGATGACCATTTTTTTGATAAAACTGATGGAAGTGCAGAACAAAGAAATGAGTATTCAAAAAATGCAAAATATCCTAAAGGTGGTTTATATGGATACGATCTTTCCAATCCAGTATTAAAAAAAATTAAAAATGTAAATAATAAAAAATCAAAATTAGAAAAAGGAGAAGAACAATGGATATTTGATTCTTTACCAGGAATGACAAGAGCAATAGCTGGTCGTATTATAAGTAGATTTTTAAGGAGAAATGCGGAAGGTTGGAACATACTTTCTGAGCCATTTAGTGGAAATGAATTTGCAACAGAACAACAAAAACAAAATTTTATTAATTTTCCAAGAAGTGAGCCAGCACCAGGACAAAAACCTCGTGGAGCAAAAAACAAAACAGAATCAAATGAATTTCCAGTTCTTCCACAAAACGTTATTGAAAAAGTTTTTAATAATCATCCAATATTTGGAAATTCAGCAAGACTTAAAGCATTAGAAAGCATAGATGAAAAAGAATTGAACAAACAAGGATTGACTAAAAATGAATGGATGTGTGTTGATTGTAGAAAAAGTTTTTCTAATCAAGCAAAAACTCAATGTCCTATTTGTAAATCAACGAACACTAAAACTAATATTTTACATAATCATATTAGTACAATGGCATATGGTTCAAAAAATGCAAATGGTATTGGAAAAAGAACATATCCAATTCTTATAAAGAGAAAACTTGTACATGTAGACTCAATGATTCCTTATATGAAGCCACAACGCATTATTCAACTATATGATTGGATAAAATATGAACCAAAAACAAAGAAATTTTATAAACCAACAATAGATCGCAATGGAAAAGAAGTACAGCCTGAACCATTATTTCAAAAAATTCAAATAGTTCGTAATGGTTTATCAAATATAACAACATTTTATAAAAAAGTAAGAGAAACATCAACTACAGATTCTGAAAATAAAATTAAAGAAATTGATGGTGTAGAAAATAAAAAATTAAGTGAAAAAAATAAAATTATAGTTTATAAACAATTAGGTATTGATTTAGCTGAAATTTGGGTTTCTTTAGAACTTCAAAAACTAATTAGACAAAATCAAATAACAATTGGAGATGAAGAAGCATTTAAAATTTTAGTACAAAATTATTTACAAAATTTAAAACAAAAAACTTATAAACTTATTTCTACAATAAAAACTGGAGACTTATATGATGCCAACATATACAATCGTCAAAGAACTTTTAGAAAGAATACTTTTAATGTAAATTTGGCGGCTAATTGTGGTTGGATACCAATGCACGATGATAAAGAAGAAAGTAGCGGCACGCAAGAATTTGTTGATAAGTGGAATGATAAACTTATTAAATTTTTCGGACAAGATGATAATGCACTAAAAGCAACATCAGATAAAGTTCAATATCTAGTTGGTCCATTATATTATGAAAAAGATTCTGCTGAACTAAAAGAAATTACCAAGAAATTAACAAAAATTGAAAAAACAAATATAAAATTAACAATAAAAAAAGACCAACTTCCTCCTGAAAGCAATGAATATAAAAAAGCAATATCTGAAATTGAAAAAAACAACAAACAAATAGAAGTGTTAAAATTACAACAAATTTACAAATTTTCTCCATCTCCAATTGCAAAAGGAATTCAAGACTATATTGACGGATTAAAAGAATCAGGAGGAATCAAGAAATTAAAAGGAGAAGCTCTTGAAGCTAGTTTTTCATGGGCTATGCAATGTGCTTTAAAACATGTTAAAGCTAATCTTGGATGGCCAGAATTTAACAGATTTCAAGAAGCTGAATCATTGTTTCTAAAAGCTAGTATGTCTGGTGAAGGAAATATAAAAATAGCTTATGTAGAATTAGAAACAGCATTAAAAAATTTAAGAAAACGTCTTATGAACGCTGGAAGGAAATTTACAGCTTTGTTACATCAATTAAACATTGGAGGATATGGAACAAGAGGAAATATTGCTGCTGGAGAAAGAACTGAATCTGGAAATAAAGAACTAGGAGATAGCGGACAAGGACGTTTTGATTTAATTACAACTAGCAAAGATCTTGAAAGACGCATAGGACAAAGAGATAACGCTACTGATGATGAAGGACAAGACAGTCCAGAAAACATGGAAAATCCTTGGCCGAGATCATTAGCGGCAAGAATAAAAAACGCTAAAGAATTACAAAATAAAATAACTACAAAAAAATATTCACTTGATTGGATGGATGTATATGCAGCCAGAAGTGTGCAACAAACTTACTTTCTTTTAAATAACAAACGAATAAAATTACTTAAAAATAGTGACGATCCTCATATTAAAAAAGAAATAGAAGAAATAGAAAACAATCAAGGATTAAATCAAACGCAAAAAGAAAATAAATTAGAAGAAATATGTTTACGATACTATGACAAAATTAAAAAAGAAATGGACAAACAAATTAAACAACAACAAATTCAATGTAAAAAAGATGTGGAACAACAAGAAGAATTAGAAAGAGAAGAAAGATTATTGCCAACTAGAAAAGCACGCGAAGAAAAATATGGAATGTCTTATGACCAAATATTAAAAGGCTTTGACGAAAAATATAAACAGGAATTACAAAAAGCACAACTAAACCCAGGAGATCCAATTCCAGTTATTAAGTCTCTTGACATTCTAGCTAAAGAAATTCATGGCAATTTAGCTGACCCTGAGCTAAGAAAAAATGCAATGGCTATAATAAAAAAATATGATGACAAATATGAGGAGTTACTTGCTCATGCTTATTTATTAAACCCACAAACTTGGATTTTAACACCAGAAACAATACAAGAAGTACTAAAAACTGGTCATTATACAAATAAAGAAATAGGTGTTAATTACCAAATTCCGACAGAAATTTTAACTATATTAACAAATTCTATTAATAAACCAGATATACAAGCACGAACACAAGCAATGTGGAATATAAGAAATCCTAATAAAAAAACAAATCCTAATAAAAAAACTGGAACTTAATAATCATCTAAACTATTTAGTTCATAATTATCAATTCCAGCGTCAATAGCTGCATAGGCTTTTTGCAGCCTAGCTTCTTCTTTTTCTTCTTCAGATTTTGATGGTTCATTAGATTTTTCTGGTTCTTTATAAGATTTTGATATTTGTAAATCAATTGCATGAGGAATGGTTTTCTTTAATTCTTGATATTTTTCTTGAATTTTTTCACGAACACTAGCATCTGACAATGCGGTTTTTGAAAGAATTTTGTTAAGAATTTTACCATCGCCTGTAAATAAGTTATTTGTAATATTTTTCAAATAATTTTCTGCATTCTCATAGTCTGTGCTTTGAATAAGTAAAAATGCAGCTAATTCTATTAAAGAATCTGAAGAATCTGTTAAATTTTGAAAAGCATCCCTTTGCATAACAATAGCAAAGTTTTTAATTTTTTCGTCTGTATCTAAAGATTTATTTGCACATTTTTGCCATTTAAACCATCTAGTAATATCTAATCCTTTTTCTTTTAATTTTTCATGTATATTAGGCAACAATTCATTTACTATTTCTGTTTTAATCTTTTCAATAATTTCGTTCTTATTTATTTTTTTACCAGTCTTTTTCTTTACTCCAGCTATAATTTTATCTACATCTAAATCATTAGTAGGTTCAACAGAAGCAGGTTCAACAGGATCATTAACAGGCTCACCAACAGGCTCACCAACAGGCTCATTAACAGGTTCATTAACAACATCAGCGTCAACAGAAGGTTCATCGTTAGGTTCGTCAACAATATCAGCGTCAATATGATCAGCATTAGCAGTAGGGACATCCTTTAACATGTCCATTTTTAATCCCTGTCCTACACTATGAATCCTACGAATAAAATTAATTAATGCTTTTTTAATATGAATTTTTGCATCATCAAAAGCATCTTGCATTTCATTTTCGCCTTCGTTTATTGGAAAATATGGATCTACATAAAAATCAACAATTTTTTTAAATTCAATATATTCTTTAATAGTTGGCAAACCACGAATTGACTCATTATCAGCATATCTCCAAGCAATATCCTGCATTGGATTTGTACCACGCCAAATTCTTTTTGCTAAACCAGTTAATCCTTGATGTCTAATAGTTTTTCTCCAACTAGGTTCGTTTTTTCCATATTTTTTATAATATTCATCTGGAGTCATGTCTGGCTCTGGATTTAAAACTGGTCCATGCCAAGTAGATTTCCATTTAGGATTGTTGTTTTTAGTATCAGAAGTTGAAGTGGGAGTTGAAGTTGGAGTTGGAGTTGGAGTTGGAGTTGGAGTTAGAGTTGGATTATCATAATGAGAACTAGGCATAGAAGGCATCTTGCTAGAGACAGAATGAGAACCAGGTATAGAATGCATCTTGCGAGAATCAGAATTCGAATCAGAATCCGAATCAAAAATCTCTGGTTCTATTGATGTGTCTATTTTATTTATTTTTGTATAAAGATCATCTAAAATAGAATCAACTTCTTTTTCATAATCTATGCGAAGTTTTTCTAATTCTTTTTCAATATCTTCTGCATTTTCTCTTAAATTTCTCATATTTTCTCACCTTTACTATAAATATATATATATGATCAAATTAAGAAACTTGTTGATGCATTTTTTTCAAAGACATTAAGCAAGAATCAAATCTATGAAAATCACTATTAAGATATTCTAAATGACAATCAGCAAATTCTTTTTTTGAAGATTGTTCAATTTCAAATACAAATGACTTATCTTTCTTTCCAATAACTTTCCATCCCATCATAAGCAAATAGGCAGCAGCTCCTAAGTCATCTACTGGCTCACGAACAGTTAATTCTAATGCTATATGCAATTCGTTTTCATTTTTCATACATTCATCCTTTTTAAGATTTATTTGCAGCTTCGGCAGCAATTAAGCATCCACGACTTACTGAGAAAAGTGGATCTGATGGTCTAATAATACTACCAATAGGAAGTGGCAATCCAGATTGTGCAACTATATTTCTAAATAATATATCAAATCCATTGGGACAACTTGTACCACCAGCAATTACAATATCAATGGGGTTGTCTGCCCTTATTTTACTTTCAGATTGTTCTAATCCTTTTTTTATTCCTAGAACTGTTTTTTGAACCATTAATTCATATTGAGCTTTAAGTGCTCTTTGAACTAATACAGTAGAATCTATAGTTAAATCTAATTTTAATTTTTCTTTATTAACATATGTTGAAGATTCTCCAGTAGCTTTTGCTGCCATTTTATCTATATAATCACCAGCATTTACTAAAGAAAATTCAAAAATAGGATTTCCATAAATGGCAAAACAAACATTTACCATCCCGCCTCCGAGGGATACGCCACAACCCGTCCATTGTTTTTCAGTTAATTCAGCATAAACTAAAGCTAATCCTTCATTAATTGGATGAGGCTTCACTTTATTTCCGTCTTTATCTTTGAATGCTTTAAAAATAGCTTCTAAAACTTTAGCATGATAATCTGCATCTGTTTCTTCATTAATGGCATTTGCTGGTTTGCTAAAATAAAGTGTTTCATTTGGAGAACATGTTCCAATCATTCCATGAACCATTTTGTTCATTATTTGTTGAGCGCTTTTTTCTTTAGGATTTAAACATCCATCTTTCATTGGTCGTTTAACTTCTAATTTATTAATAGCATAAGCCATATTAATAGCTGCTTCGCCCATAACATAAGCTATTTTTTCCTCTTTATTTTCAATTATTGGAACTTTTCTCCCAGCAGAAAGTTCAGCATTTTTCATCATATTAAATACAAATCGATTATCATCATCAATTGGTATTTCTAAAAAAGCATTTATTTCTTTTTTATAGATAAATTTTCCTTCTTCATCCCTTTTACAAAGAACCAAATTGTACGTCCCAATATCCGCACCTATTCCAGACATAAATTCTCCTTAGTTTTATATTTTTTACCTCTATGCGAATTGCCAATTTTATTACGATGATCTTCAGAAAATTGTCTAACTCCATATTTATATATTATTGGAAAAACAGGACCACCAGTGATATTTTGCCAACGAGTACCGTTAGAAATTCTTGTAATAACCGTTCTTGATACTTTAAACCTTTGAGCAATAATTTCATGTAACACATAAGATTTCAGTAAATTAACAATAATTAACACATCTTCAGCTTTTAATTTAGTGCATGAATTATTGTTTGTCATTGCCAATCGCACAGAAAGTGGTTGTTTTTTCCCATAATTTGGATTATTTTTACCATTATAATGTTCTTTTTTCCATTCACTCATTTTATTTTTGGATTTTTTACTATGTTTCTTTCCAAAAAAAGGATTTTTCATTCCTATACATGAAGTAAAATTATTATTTATATTATATAACAATCCATTAGGTACTTGATTGGCTTGTTGTTCTTCCATTATGTTTAATTGAGAAATATCACATTCTAAGAGTATAAAGAACTCAAAATTATTTTGTCTATATTTATTCCATGCTCTTTGAAGATGTACATTTTTGTGTATGCCTTTATTTAATTCACGGCGATGTTCTGTAAAACGTCTATAAATGTGTATAGATTGTCCAATATAAATCTTGTTATTTATTGTATTTTTAATACCATAAATTCCAATACTCATTATTTCTCCTCTTTTCCAAATTGAAGTATTTCAGCACTATCAAAATCAGGAATTGTCCAAAGTGTAGCTTCGTTTTCTTCTTTTTTTTCTACATGATTTGCAGAAATAGATAATTCATTTTGATTTAAATTAATATTTATGTCTAATTCAATTTTAACACTGCATTCTCCACCAACTGTTTTGACTATTGTTTGAATTGTTGGTTTTTTTGTTATTACAACCATTTTATTACCTTACATAGTATAGTATTTATAGCAATTTTTCTATTTTCCAAGGATGTTTATTAAACATTTTATCTATCCCATCATAAAACATTTGGGGAGTTAGTTCTGCTATACAAGGAAATGGTCCTTTTTTTTTAATTTTAGAGCACTTCCAACTCAAATAACAAGGTCCACAATCCCAATTTCCATTATCTTTATGTTTTTGTACTAATTCAAATTTATAATATTTCCCATAGACCTTTCCATTGGTATATCCAAAAATACCCATTAATGGACGATTAAGTCCTCCTGCACAATGAAAAAATGATGTATCTACAGAAATTACATAATCTGCACAATTTACCAAAGCTATTAAATTATTAAATTTTAAATTAATAAAAATTGGAATATTCAATTTTTCTAAAATAGATGTAGAATTAGAATGAATAGAAAATATATTACAATTTTTTTCTTTTAAATAATTAACAATAATTTCAATTTGTTCATCTGTAATATTTTTTGTTTGATTGGCAGAATAAGGACAAAACAATACTATTGGTTTGTTTTCTTGTTTTATTTTAAAAATTTCTTTTAATGCCCATGTCTTAGATTCATCAGAAATATTGAAATGCATGTTATGTGATTTAAGCACCACCCCACATTGAGACGCCCATATATCACTTCTATGCATTGTTGATTCTTTTCCATGATTTGATTCATATCTTGTACAAGCGGTACTAGTATTGTATGTTGCAATATAATCTTCTATATTAACCATTGAACTATCTAATAAATTATCTATAAAAGGATGATCCTTTAAAGCATCAAAATATTTAATAGGGCACGCAAAATTTATATTTATTTCAGGGTGTGTTTTTTTACAATCTTCAAAAACCATTCTGTGAATTAAAAAATCACCAAGCGCTAAAACCTCTCTTTTGATTATAATTTGATTTCTTTTTTCCCAAAATTCTTTCAATGAAAATGTTTTAGGTTTAATAAAAACAATAGGGGTTTTTTTAATTTGTACCATGCAATATAATAGAAAAGGCTACTTAAATTTCTTTAAATAGCCTTTTTAAAACTTTCAATCATTAGCTGTTAATAGCAGATTGTACACCAATAACAATATCAACTGTACAAGCAATTCCACCACTGGCAGCAGTACCAGCTAATTCTACTTTGGTAACTTGAAGATCGCCATGATTAAATACCCATGTGTCACTAGCTCCGAGTGTAAAAATGGCACCAGTATCGCCATTCAACTTAACCTGAACATTTTGAGCATCTTGATTTACCAATTCAACAAATATTGCTGGCTGTCCATAAGTACCAACAATATCGTAAACATTATGTTCATCCGCAAATACATCTGCATTAGCAACTTCAAAAGTGCGAGCTTTTGGATAAACATTCTCGCTTGGATCATCAGAATAAACAGTTCCATCATCATAAATGCAAGTTAGAATTGCAGTTTGTTCATCAGCTAATCCACCTACAGTGTTTGTATATGAACAAAATCTCTTCCAATAATTGCAATCAGTGAATTCCATTCCATCTTTTAATTCACGATTAATTTTTCTTGGACCCATAACATAAACAGTACGTTGCAAACTTGGTTGCATCTGCACTCCGCCACCCAAAGATGGACTAACATCCAATGTTCCTTGACTAGCATTATTTAACGCTACTTTAAATCTTGACATAGTTTTATAAATCCTATATTAGAGTAAATGTATGGCTTTCAATATTATATATACAACAAACTATATATTTTTTACAAATTCCATAAATTTAATATTTCTCCATTTGGAAATATTTTTTTATAAAGATTAGTTCCCAAACCAGTAGGAACTAAAGTAGTTCTAATTCCTAGCATAGCCGCCTTAAATAAACATTCATTTTCTACTCCAACAACCCAATCGGCATCCTCAATATTATTACTAATTTCAAAAGGACCTAATTTCTTTTTAATTAAATCTACTTGTTTTGATGTCAATGATTTTGTTGGAAGAGTTCCATTAGGACAAAAAACATAACGATTCCCTTTTGAAATTTTTAAAATTGGAGGGTGCCAGTAATTTAATTTTAATAATGATTCATTAATAAGCATTTCTATTGGATGATTTACTAAATCACACGTTAATTCTCTAATATACGCCATTTCATTCTTTTTTTTATTTAATTCTGACAAATCAAATACTCTTTCAGTATTTGGTAAAAATTCTTTCCTACAACACAAATAGATTTGTATTCCAGGCAATTCAGCTTCGATTGCTGGTCTTAAATAGGAAAGAAGTTGAATATATTCTTTTGATGGACCTAAATAAGAAATGCAATATCTATCTTTTACTTTAACATATTGATTAAGAGGTAACGACATGAATTATTCCAATGAAGATGAATGTCAATTAGCAGATGAAACTATTGCCGCCTTTTTTGAGCAATTTGATAAAGACATTTATACTAAATTAGTATTAGAAAGTTTATTTGAGGAATTATTAAATGACCAAAATTTATTTATATCTAGCAAGACGCGACAAATCACAAGTTAAAATACTTTCCATTTTTAAAGGAGAAAAATTATTAGCTACAAGAATACCAAATATTAAAGACTTAAATTTGCCAGAAATATTAGAAACTAAAATAGGAATGTCTGTTCATCAAAATAGATTTTTATGGGAAGTATGGATTGAAAGTGCAGAAAATTCTTCACAATTAAAAAAGAGTTTAATTAAAAGAGGTTATAAAGACGTACCAATATCGGGACAACCATTATTTATAAATGATCCAGAAGATCCATTAGGACCAATCATACCTAATTTTGAAAAATTGTCTTTTAAAAATGAAACAATGCTACAAAAAAGAAAAGATTATTGAATTCTAATTAGTTTTTCAGAAATAACAAAAATTCCATTTTTAACTTCAATTAATATATCGCAACCATCAACCTCTTTAACCATACCTCCATTACGGAGAAAATCTTTAGATATTAATTTTACATCTCCTTCTTGAACATCAATACTAGAAATTAACTTTCGAATATTAACCTTAGATTCCACCATTATACCAGAAAGAATAAATTTTTTAGACAATTTAGAATTAAATTGTTCTTTATGTTCTTCTACCCATTTTTTAAAATCATCCGGTGAAAAAAAATTATTCATTATTTGTCATCTTTAAAAAAAATTGAAATTTCATCTATTGATATGTATGAAGCATGTTCGTATTTTTCTCCACTAGAACAATCAAAAATTTTTATATTATTTTGAGACAACCAATATAAATTTGCATCAATTACTCGTTGTGATATTTTATGTTGAGGATAACACCAAAGTCCATTGTCTAACTTTTCTGCTGATGGCCTTTCATCAATAAATGAATTATCACAACAAAATAACCCTAATTTTTTAACACCAAAACGATATGCTAAAGATATAGCGGCACATATAGGATTTCTATAATCATCAATGGATTTTTCAATACCATAAAATACACCAGAATAATTTTCATCAGAAGATGGTTGATATAAAACAACATCTCCTTGATATTGTTTTATAAATTCTGAATTTGTTCGTGAAGATGCTAAACAACGTGGATAATAAGAATGGTTTTTAGGAAGAAATTTTTTACATTCTGGATACGGATTATTAACTATAAACCAATCAATAGATCTTTTCATATCATTTGTACAATTTTTTCCTACTAATTTCCAATCTCTTAGTGCTCCATTAACAGCAAAAATAGCAACTTCTTTATATGGCAATTTAGATAATATTTTTTGTTTATTAATAAAATCATAACCATCAGATACAATAATTATATTAGGAAATTGTATTGTTTGATAAGATTGATTAAAGTTTAATTTATTATTTTCAAACTCATTATTTAAAATGCAATGATATTCTTCTTCATTAAGAAAACTATTAACATCAATTGAACTAACATCTTGTTTGCAAAAATTTCTAACCCAAATACCATCAGATGTTAGGACATATTCATTTCTATTTTTATGTTTCTTAATTATCATTCTATAATTTAGTTTAAATTAAACAAAATTATCATGCTTGAGGGCAAGGGGCGGGGAGAATAACAAATCTTGGAGATTCAGAAGCCGTTCCATTAAAATTAGAAATATCAAAACGAACTGGAATTGGATCTCCTTTAAAAACTAATGGTATTTCAAAATTTTCTGGCAATCTTAATGCAATTGAATCTGGGGCTTTAAGCTCAATTACCTGCGGAATTCCTTCTACTTTAATTGTTCTTGGTATATCTGATCCATCAACAGTAATAATAGAAGGAACATCTTGAGCAATAAGATAAATAGCCTCAGGTAATGATGTTGCATCTAATTTAATTGAATTTGGCATATTTGTAGTATCTAATCTAATTGATTCTGGAACACCTGTAATTTTAATTTCTGTAGGTAGTGGTTTTTCTAATCTCATAACAATGTCTGGAATTTTTGGTATTTCTATTTGAAATTTTGGCAGTTCTTCTGGAAACAACACCGTAATTTCAGAAGGAATTCCAATTTCATTTGACTCTAAAGAAGCATTTAAATTTAAACCATCTGAAAAATCTGCTAAATTAGTAAAAGGAGCAGGAGCAGGAGCAGGAGTATTTGCACAAGAAACTGTAATAGCACAAGAACAACTGCCCCAATTCACATTAATACTAGGAACTACTCCCCAATTAACAGTTAAAGCAGAAGGCATACCAGTAACAGCAATAGTTGCAGGCATCCCAGTTACAGAAATAGAATGTCCATCAAGACCAACAGCAGAAATAATTGCATTACTTAATCCTACAACTGACATTATTGTATCTCTTAATCCTACAACTTGCATTATTGTATCTCTTAAGCCTACAACTGACATTGTTGTATCTCTTAATCCAATAACTGATATAGTTGTATTGCTTAATCCAATAACTTGTATGGTTGTATTGCTCAATCCCACTACTTGCATTGTTGTATTACTCAATCCCACTACTTGCATTGTTGTATTACTTAATCCAACTACCGACATTGTTATATCTCTTAATCCAACTACACTTATATTTGTTAACGAACAACCAACTATTGAAATAACAGAAACAATATTTCCTTGAACAGTAATAACTGAAGGAATTTTAGGCTCTGGACCTTGTATTTGAATAGGATTTGGAAGTGGAGGAACTGGACCATCAATTGTAATTTTCCATTGCCAGTTGGGTGGTGCAATCATATTAATATTCCATGGCGGTGCAGCCCAACCAAGTGGAGCAATAATTGGAATGATAGTTGGTATATTAACAGGTCCAAATTCAATAACACTTGGTATATTAACAGGTCCAAAACTAATAATACTTGGAAGATATCCACTAAAACTACCAATAAAACTAATTGGCATTATGCTAGGAACAATCAAACTAATATTTGGTATGCTAGGTACAATCATACTAATATTTGGTATGCTAGGTACTATTAATTTAATATTTGGAAATTTAATACTTGGAATACTTATTAAAATTTTTGGAATACTTAATGCAAAATTAAATGGTGTAAAATCAATACATGGACTAGTAATTTGTGGTGTAGCAAAACCAGTAGGTGGTACAAAAGTAGGAATTACAAAAGGAGGAATATCTGGAATTTGACAGGTTTCAATATACGGTGATTGTGGAGGAGGTGAATATGGCGTCCAATTATTAGTGTCATCTCTATCTGTTTCTGTTTGAATTACTGTACATAATGCATTTTCTACAGTAACTACTGGATCAATAGTAGAATTTTGACTATAAGTATGAGTTCCAGATAATACATTAGTTGTATTTCCATCTCCAAAATCTACTTTTGCTGTTGTATAATTCCCTGTAATATTAACATTATAAATAGCATCAACCCCTAAACATGCATTTGGTAAAGATGTTTCAAAATCAAAATTAACAGATGTACAGCCACCATCATCAATACATATTGGTTCATTTTGTAATCCTGCAATCATTTCATCAAGACTTAAAACGTAATCTTCAAGGTTGATAATTGCATCAACAATTTTATTATGATGTTCTGCCATAACAAAACCACGAATCCAAGTTCCAGCTACATTAAATCTTGTTTTATTTCCCCCTAAATTTCTTCCACATCTTCTTAATTTTATTACAAATCCAGCATCATTTTTAGCAACAGAATCATAATAAATAATTTCACCTTCTAAAGTTGCAAATCCACTATTAGGCCAAACTTCATAAGTTGTAACTGGAACAATATCAATTTCACTTGCCCATGCTTGATTATCAGAAGACAGTTTAGATTCTGTAGTATTATACACTTTATATAATGTATGATCAGAATCATAACTATACGGATAAACTAAATCTGGAGGAAATGCCATTATTTATACCTTTTATCTATCTAGTAAACTCCCATAAGAAACTGAGACTTTCCAATAGGTTTTGCTCCCAAATTATAAAATGCTAAATCTAAACTATTAAATTTAACAAATGCATAAGGTGAATAATCAAAACTCAAATAAGCCGTTCTATCATATGATGCTGCCAATAAAGTATTCATTGGATCATCAAAATCAGATTCTGTAGTATCTTGCATGGATCTAAAAGAAGATGAACCAGCCCCTGCACCACCAGTTTCCCAAACACCAGTTATGTCATTATAAGCAGAAATATTGCCAGAATTATTAAAGAAAAATAATCCATCTGATAGTGTAACTAATTGTCCTTCTAATTTTGCAGGACCAGTCATATCAATTAATTTTGAAATAGTTTGAAATTCTTGACCAAGAGTTCCTTCTGTTCTATAAAAATTCTTAATTCTAAAAAAAGTCCCCGCCGCACTGTTTCTTAAAATATATCCAGAATTTCCTTTCCAAGCAGTTCTAGTTACAGAAAAATTACCACTCGTTATGTCTCCAGATCCATTATAATTTGCTGGATTCTGTTGAAGTTCATAAGAACCATTTGTATAATTTTCAAAAGATAAATTAGCAGAAGTTACAGCAAGAGAAACTAAATTTAATTCTGAAACTACTTGATAGGTAGGACTTTCAGTAGATGAGCTTCCACACATATAATCTACTCCTAATAGAAAATAACTTGTGGTGTCTGAATTTAAACAAACCCAATTCCATGGCCTTGCAATAGTATTATAATTAATATAAGTATCAGTAAATCCATCATGTTGTTTGTTTATTACTGCATGATCAGAATAGGTTGTTCCAGGTCCAACAACAGATGAATCTTGTCCAGCCCAGTACAACATAGATTTTCCTCCATGTCCAGAATTAACAGTTCCTTTTGGAGTAAAAGAAACATTACGACGAAATTCAGTTTTTGCTTGTGGAACATTTTCTATTCCATTTTGACTCTCTGCTGTAATAAAATTTTCACTTCTGTCAACTGTTAATGTGGTTGTGGCAACTTTAAATGTTTCACTTAAAAGTCCAAATTCAAGTGCTGTTACATTACCATTTAAACCAATATATTTAAGAGGATTATATTCATCTAAAGGCATATTAGGAAAAACCCACAACCAAAGATTTTCTGCTTCTACCATATTAATAACACTAGAATGTTTTGTAATTCTATAAGATCCCCATGTTGTATCAGTTCTTAGAATTAAATCATATAAACCACCAACACTGTATAATCCCTGTGCATTTGGCTGACTTGGATGATTTATATCATCACTTAAAGACCATGTGTATGTAACAATTGGATCTGAAGGCTGTTCTCCATTATCTATAACTTCAACAAAAACAAAACTATCAGTTGGAGCACGAATAGTTTGTCCATCTACTATTTGTCCAATAGTTGGAATCCATTCTAAAATAGCCTCATCAGGAGCCACAGTACGAATTATTATCATTTTTTCAAAAGACACTGTATCACTACCAAATTCATTCGTCACTTTTAAAGAAACATCATATATTCCGCCAGATGTAAATGTATATGTATATGTTTTTTCTGTTGTTAAAATTCCACCAACACCATTAACAGCAATGCCATTAGAAGAAATAATCCAATTATAAGTTACAGAACCATATCCTAGTCCAAAAGACTGATCTGTAAATATAACTGTTGATGGAATTGTCCCTGAAATTTTATTAGATATAAACCATGCTCTTGGCGTATAAACTATTTTTCTTAAATAATTTAAACGAGCAGTAATTGTAGAATTAGTAGCGTTTTTTGGAATAGAATTTTCTTCATTTTTTAATCCCATAAATTTCTGAATTGACATAACGCTATTTTTAATTACTTCATGATGATAATTCACTACATTTAAAGTAACATTAGTTATATTGGCAGGTTTTACAACATCAGAAAATCCAATTAATAAAACTAATCCAGAAAATCCAGAAGTAGTAACTGCATCATAATAAAAACTTATTGCCCTATCTTTAACATCACTACATTGTTCCGTAAGAGTAATAATTCCAGAATTGGGAAATTTTGATAAAACACCATCTTCATCATAAATTGTTATTGATTTGTCACCAGGAACATAATCTATTGCTAATTTTACCCTTAAAGCATCATGTACCAAATAAAGATTGTCATCGGAATCTAAACTAATAGGAAAATTACTTGCTGCCAATTCTATTTGTTCTGCTGTTTTAGTCATATAATTCCTATGTAACAATAATGGTTGTTGATGAATATCCACGCTTTGTGATTTGATTTTCTAATGTAACTAAAATATTTGGAACATATGACCCAGAAGTATATGTGTGACTTGTTGTATGAACATTTGGATCTGTAATTGTTTCAGTAATTCCATCTCCAAAAACCCATATTCTTTCTACTATAGCTCCATCTGTTTGATCTACAAAATTATAAATATTAGAATCATCTGGATCAACAACTGAATAAAAAAATACTGGGGACAAATCATTAGATACAGAAATATAATTGTTTTTAGTGGTAATTCCCTGTGCATTTGTATTAGTAATAATATTTAATGTTATAGTGTAAATTCCTTCATTAGTATAAATATGTGTTGGGTTTTTATCAGTTGAAGTTATTCCGTCACCAAAATCCCATAAAAATCTTTCTGTATTAGACGCACCAAGATTATGAAAATTAACAGTCAAAGGAGGCTTTCCACTAGTAGGATAACTTCTAAATAAAACATTTGGGGCTAAATATTTATTTTCTAATATATTTAAATTTGAGTTAATTGTTCCTATTGCTGGATTTAATTGCGTTCCTATATAATTTTCCATGTTTATGATGGCATCTTTAATAGAATTGTGAGTTTCAGCCATTACAGAACTAGATACAGGAGTTTCTGTTGCCCATTGATTTTGTCTAGAACCAGCATAGCCTCTTTGAAGTTCTTTAAAAGTGTTATCAGTTCTACTTCCATAATAAATTAATTCAGAATCACCAGAAACTCCAGGAATATTGCTATTTAATAAATCGCTAGGAGGCATCATACTCGGAATTACTGATCCGTGTGGTCCTAAACGAATTAAACCCATAGGTGGAAAAATAGATGCATCATAAACTACAATATAAGTGCCATTAATAGGAAGCGTTTGTTTTAGTGTAGTAGCAGCATTATTTCTAACTTCATAAAGAGTTTCTTTTGTATCTACTGCTAATGGAAAAGTACTAAGATCTCCAGCAATATATCCTAAATCTGCACTTGATACTCTTGTCATTCTTGCTCCATTTTATCTAATTTAATTTTAATATTTGTTATTTCTTGTAATTTATTAATAAATTTTTGTTTAATTGGTACATTGTTTTCAAGTGCTAATGTGGTTTTAGCTAATTCTAAATCAACAGGAAGTCCCAATAAACCACGAAGATTAAATTCTTGGGAAATTTTTTCGTTCCACATTTCTGTTTGAGATTCCAAATCATCGTAAGGTTTTAATGCTTCTTTTTTTTGTAACATATTAAATGATTCCAAAAAAATAGCAGATTCTTCTTCTGTTTCTTTAACTTTTTTTTGTAAATTTGTTAATTTTTCAGTAGCTACCAGTTTGTGTCGTTGTCGTTTCCTTATTTGAATAGCACGTTCTTCTATATCTAGTGGATCAACAGACAAATCTCGTTCTAGTCTTTTTAATCCTATTTCCATTATTTTTAAATTATCAATACCATCATCTAATTCCATTCTTAAAGCTTTTAAAGAATCTGCTCTTACTTCTAATTCTTTAACACATCGCCATAATTTTGCCTGATGGGTTGGTTCTTTTCCAATAATAAAATATTTAATTTGAAAATAACTGTGCCTATTTACAGTGGTTACATCTTGCAAAATATTAATAATTTTATCATAAACTGCTAATTTCGTTGACATTAATAACTCCTTGTGATATCCTCTATAAGAGTAAAAGGAGATAAAAAATGAGATATTTAAAGGGAAAACGCTGCTACCTTTCAGGGCCGATAGAAAACGCCAATCCAAAAGATGATTGGAGAATTGAGCCTAGTAAAATATTAATTGAAGAATTTGGAATTGATCTTTTTGACCCATTCCACGATCCAAAACAACAATGGGCATCTGCATTAGTTACTGCACGAGAGGAAAAGAATTATAATGAAATGGCTAGAATTGCAAATAATTTTGTAAGAAAAGATTTAAGTTTGGTTGATTCTAGTGATTTTCTTATTTCTAATGTCCCAAAAGGAGTTCCAACAGTAGGAACAGTACATGAAATTATTGTAAAATCAGAACAAAAAAAACCAGTTTTATTGGTATGCACACAAGGAAAAGAACATGTTGCATTTTGGTATTTTGGACTAATTCCACATTCCCAAATGTTCGGTAGTTGGAATGATTTATATAACTATTTGCGGGAAGTTAATATTGGAAAACATTCTGATAATTATAGATGGGATTATGTTTGTGGTAGAATTTAAATGCAATCTAATAGCCACGTGAATTACCCCTCCCACAAGGGGAGGGGCTTCCAAACTAACTTAACTGCTCACTAATTCAGCGAGACTTACATTAGAACTCATTTGGCTATCCCCTACATTCCGTAGGTTCTTTAATCCTTCTTTAAGGATGTTCTTTGACGCATTGTAATCTCTATCGTGAGGCGTGAAACAATTAAAACAAGTCCAATGGCGTTCTTCCCCTAAATCACGATATTGCCATCCACACTCTGAACATAATTGCGAGGACGGAAACCATCGGTCTATTTTAATTACTTGTCTTCCATACCACTTTGCTTTATACATCAACTTTTGAACAAATGACGAGAAACAACAATCATTCAACTTACGATGAAGTAATTTTTCTCTCCATCTTGGTTCTTTTCTTTGTTCAGAGTCTTTATTTTTAAGCATAGATTTTACACTTAAATCTTCAAGAATTATGACTTGGTTCTCGTCAATTATTCTCTTAGATGTTTTGTGTAAGAAATCTTCACGAATATTACTTTGCTTCAATTTCAACTTATTTAACGCTAATTTTGCTTTATTTCTTCCATTACTTCCTTTTACTTTTCTACTTACTGCTCTTGCAAGTAATTTTTCTCTTGCTTTATATGTTGTAGTAGCAGGAAGAGGATTAGCATATCGCTCATTATCACTACTTACAATGTATTGAACATTAAGGTCTAAACCAACAACTTTAATTACTTGTGGCAACTCTTCAATTTCTTTGACACAAGTAATAGAAACAAAGTATTGATTTGCTTTGTTTCTACTAATTGTGGCAAATTCAATTTCACCTTCTAATGGTCGGTGGAGAACTACTAGTATTCCATCAAGGAACTTCGGTATGACTAATTTATCATCAATGACTTTGACATTTTGAGGAACACGGAATGACTGCTTGCCGTGTCTTTTCTTAAATCGTGGGAAACCTACTTTGCCTTTGAACTTGCCTTGTTTCTTTAACCTACATTTATCAAAAAAATTATCAAAGCCATTCTGTAATTGGCGTGCTGCGTATTGAAGTGATTGACTACCTACTTCCTTTAACCATTCGTAGAGTTTCTTTAATTCAGGAATAGAAGTAGCATTATCGTAGTAATTTAATGACTTATGTTCTTCACCTTTGTAAGCATCAATGCGAGAACGGAGGAATTGATTATACAAAAACCTTACACAACCAAAGTGTTTGGCTAAAAGTATTTCTTGTTGCTCCGTTGGATACAACCTATATTTATAGGTGAATTGATGCTTCATTTATCTTTTTGTTCCTCAATGTATGCTAATTTTATAAAATTCTTGTTCCTAATATACCTTTAAATTTGCAACCATGTTCTATTGCTTTTGCTGCCCACAACAATTT